AACTAAGTATGCTTGTTCAATTTCATGCCCCTCAAAAGTTGATTTACTTAAAATTTTTAATAAGAAGTCTGTGTCCCTAACCCCCAGATTAACTGGAGGTTTAGGAACACTTGTTACTTCTTTCTGTTTACTATACTTAGACAATTAAGCTGTCCTTAAGTACATTTCAGCATTAGAAGAGTCATAGACTACTCCACCAACTGGTGCTTCTACATCAGAACTTGAAGGAGCTCCAGCTTTATTTACGTTTATCATTAATGCTGTAGAAGTTGCAGGAAAAGCTGAACTAGAATCATCAGACCCAACTGCCCATGCACCTTTAGATTCATCCCAAAATAAATGCTTATACTTGTCTCCAGTAGCATCTGCTCTGTTAGCCACAATACCAGTATCAACTGCTGTAGACCCTGTTAAGTCAGAGTTTAACAACATTGTGTTGTCAGCAATTTCTAATGTTTCAGTAGCTGTAGTAATTGTTTTACCACTTACTGTTAAATCACCAGCAATTGCCAAGTTGCCTGTTAAGGTATTAATAGCCTGTGTTGAGTTAACAGATACAACACCATTTAGCATTGTAAGACCTACACCAGCTACGCTTGAATCCAAATTAAACGTAAGTGTTTCATCTGAACTTTGGTTTACTGTGAAATCTCCACCACCTGTTAAACCAGTTCCTGCGTCTAATGTAATAGTGTTGTTATTTGGGGATGGAACGTCAGCCCATTCAGCTCCACCACCATCATTTTTTAAAAATTGACCAGAGGAACCAGAACTGGCATTACCATTCCTGTCTCTAAACATAGTGTGTGTAATAGAACCATCTGCTATGTGAGTATGGTCTACTGCATCTGAAGCGATAGACAAAGATAGTGCTACGTTTCCAGTACCATTAAATGATGTTACAGATCCTCCTGTAGTTACGTCTCCTGTCGCACTAAAGTTTCTAGCTGTTGCTAATTGCGTTGCTGAGGCCGAATTTTGTGCAATATTACCTGCTGAATTTTCGACCACGACCTTTTTATATGTTGCCATATGTATGCTCTCCTATTTTTGTTATTGTATTGCCATGTAAATATGGCCATTGATATTCACCAAATCTCCAGCCGAAGGGTTCGTTGGTGCATTGCCCACATTCTTCAACCTTATTGTACCATCGTTTTTTAGATTAAGTAATGTGTCTGAACCTGACTTAAGGCTCAATTCTGTTTGATTAGATGAGATATTTCCATCTGTGCTAAATAAAGAATTACCAGTCACAAGACCAGTAACTGTTAGAGCACCTGCTATCTCTACTGCAGTCGTGCTTAAAAACAATGGACTGCTTACTCCATCTCCATCAAATACTCGTTTGGAAGATGATTCTAATCCTGTATTAGGATTATTGTTATCCAATACAGTTAATAAATCTTTATACGAACTTGCAATTTGATAATCAGCTAAACCTGCCATTATAAACTCCTCATTACAACTTTAGGGGGATTTGATACCTTTCTTACGTTTTTAACTTCATTTCGTATGACTCTGGGAACTTTAGGTTGCCAAGGCCCATTGTTTGCTACTCCCCAGACTACATCTGTAACTGTCCAAGAACTAGGGCCATATGAAGACATAATTCTTGTTTTATTTTTTATTTCACCAGCCATTAATAATCATGCCCCATGATTCTTATCGTACTACCATCAAAATCTTTATTTGCTGATTTCTTAGCTTCAGCAACCATTTCCTCAAACTGTGCTTTAAAGTATTGAGCTAATGCCAATTGTTCTGGTTTTCTTTCGTATCCTTGTTGAATTACTTTGTACGCCAATGCTTCATGGAACTCATCTGGTAATACAGGGCTTTCTAGCATACCAATACCTGTATCTGTAGCATCATTTGCTTCAAAGAGTTCGTCTTCTTTTGTACAGAATATTGTAACAGTTTTCACTTCATCTGGACTGGTAAAACTGTTACCATCAGAAGTTTCTGCCACAGCAATAGATTCTCTATCCAGCCAATAAACCTTCATATTAAATCTCTCTCCTCTGGCTTACCTATTAATCTTTTAATTTCTTTACCATCGTAATCCACAGAGGTTATTTCTATAATCTTAGAATCAAGACCATAGTATCTTTGATTAAGTACTGTATCAAACTGAAAAGCACCTTTTAACACTCTTGTCTTACGACAGAATTCTTTCATGGCATTGTTAAGTCTTAATCGTATTTCGCCCTCTTTCATGTCAGGATGATGCACTCGTATTAATTCGTGTAATTGCTGTTGTGTCATTTTAGTCCACTTAGTCTTTGTATTTCTTGTTGGTACAATCCATTAATTGTATCCATCTGTAGCTTTACGCCTTGTGCTATTTCCATATCTTCATTATCTACTGCATCTGACATTGATTGAGCTAAATGCTTTACGCATGCCCCAAGCACAATAGGATATTCTGCAGTTTCTGGATATCCAGTTATACTGGAGTCTCCATGTGCTACTGTTGGATATGAAACATATTTAAACTGCACTTTTTCTGTTGCAGTAGGATCTGGCTTTACAAATACAGTTCCACCATCATAATAATAAACTGGTGTTCGTTTAGCAGAAAAATGAATAGAATTAGCATCTGATATTTGTGTTTTTAAACCTAAAGGAACTTCTTGAGCAGAGTAACCATTTCTTACCAATCCAAGAACTCTTTTGTTTTTAGTGTCAAACCCATTGGCATTTTGTATTTCAGATTCTTCTGCATATCGTAGTAAATCTGATTCTGGCATTACCTGTAACAACTCACTTGCAGTTGCAGTAAGGTATTCAGTTAGATTTGCATCTACTGTGCTTGTTCCTACTAGTTGTTGAATTCTTTCTTTAAATGTTGCCATAATTATCCTTGATCAAAGGGGGAGCGATGCTATAGTCATTGGCACTCCCCCATTGACTCTAATCCACGTTACGCTGTTATTTTAAACAACTTGTGAGATTCGATTAACTGTACACCAAGACCTTCGTCAGACATATACTGATCTTTCACGCCATCAAAAGCATTATCTTGCTTAATGTTAGCTTGATAGACCATAGGTCTGTACTGAGCATGGAACAAGTTTTCGTCAGATACTACGACCATGTACTTGTTGTAAGGCCCACGTAAAGCAGGTGTTGGAATTAGCTGTAGCATTCCATGAGGAGTTTCTAGTACTCTGTAGTTGAAACCTAAAGCATCACGCTTCATGTCACCTAAGTTTACTGTCCATCCAGATTTTCCAGCCAATTCAGTTTGACCATCCATTTTAGACCAATGTCCTAAAGCACCAGCACCACAGAATGCACGCTTAACGCCTGCTTCTGGAACATACTGGAATACTTTTTCCATATCGTCTACAAAGTTGCCATACTTATAATTGGCATCTACTGTAAAGATGTTCTTATCATCACCAGATGAATATCCGTAATCTTCAATTGCAGGAATAAGGCCATAAGTTGTACGAATGATGTTACCATCTGCGTCCACTCTTCCACCATCAGCAAAAGAATCTGCAGAACCAGAAAGACCTGTTCCACCTAATCTCTTACCAAATAAGAAAGCTTTTTCTTTCTGCATTTTGTGCTCTTCAGCTTTCATTCTACGAAGACGAGCAAGTTCACTTGACTCACCACGTAGTACAGAAGCTTCAAGAGTTCCTGTGATCTGTAAAGGTGTTTTAAAGATCTGACAGGAATTCCATACAGTTGTAAGCTCATCAGCCCAAGCTTCTGGAGCTGAAGAACCTTCACCTCTAGCGTTACCAATAACAATACATACGTCATTGTCAGCTAATGTTACTGCTGATCCACCTAGATTAATAAATGTAGGTACAGCACTTGCATCAATAGACTTGACTACTGCAATTGCTTTTTTAGTGGTTTTTGCTGAATTCCATATCTCAACCTGCAATCCTATAAAAGAAGAATCGCATACTGCAGGTAGTCCTACCATACCATCAATGGGGCATGCTAGTCCTACATCAGTAGCAGGTAAAGAACCTGGGGTTCCTTTATTTAATGAAAACTCTTGTTTTACCCAAGGGTTTCTGTGCTCAAACATTTTAAAAATAGGATCTGGCACATCACGTGATTCTCGGTTAGAAACAAGAGTCGTAAATGGTGCTACGTCAGTCCATAGTTCTTTAGTAACTTGAGGATCAACGTAGAAATCTCTACGATCCTTATAAAGAACTGAACTGGCACCACCATTATATAGCTGTTTTTCTGTTGCCATTTGTGACTCCAATCATCATTTTGTTATTATTATTTCCTACCCAGCAAAGCATCGCTAAACAACTGTGCTTCCGTTCTAGGCTGTTCAGCTTGTCCAGACTGCACTACTGCAGTTTTAGGAACTGATAGCCTTTCAGCTTCGTTCTGCATTTGTTGTGTACGTTGCTGTACTTGAGGGTTAGGGTTGTTCCTTAACTCAAAGAGTTTAGCTAAGTTATCGAGAGTGAGATTATCTGGACTACTTGCCCATTGTACAAACTCTTGCGACTTATTCTGATCCCATCCATATGAATTGGTAGCATGGCTATACGCCTGTTGCCTCATCATATTATCTTGCTGTTGTCTCATCTCATTATCATATGCTTGTTGCATTTCTGCTTCACGCATTTCGTCTTTATCTCTTAAGAATCCAATATACTCATCACGATATTGTTCTTTAGCTAAACGATACTTAAACGAATCACTATCTGGATCTGAATAAGCATCTATCTCGTTGTAGGCAACTGGTCTTTCAGGTGCTGTTGGCTCCTTCAATGAAGGCTCTTGCAATCCTTGTTCAGGGTATGCTTGAGTTTGTCCATTGGAGGGATCAGCATTCTGTCCTTGAGTTCTGTAGTAATCTACTTCTTGTCTCAAAGCATTCAACTCTCCCTTGGCTTTATCTGCCTGTGACTGCCAGTACTCGAAACGAGTTTGGTCTTCTTTTGGCGAAGTGACCTGCTCGCTGGTTTCTGTAATTGGTTCCTGTACTTCAGCTTGTGGCTGTGGTACTTCAGCTAAGGGAATACCTGCAGGTTCAGTTTGAACTGCTGGATTCTCTATTGCTGGTTGGTCAGCATTACGTACTTCCAAAATTTGATTATCTTCCATTTGTTGTTTTTCCTTTACGATTTGTTATTATCAGCAATCGCTTTCTTCAATTCTTTGGTCTATATGGAACCCCTTGCTCAAAATCATATTGCAAAGGATTTGTTAAACTGTCTAATTCTTCTGATCCCCACATAACTGGATCATTAGCAGGGTTGCCTATGGTTTGCTGTATGTTTTGATATCCATAATCCAAACTACTTCTAGGATCTTGAGCACTTTCCCATTCATTTCTGTCTAAGTAT